ACATATTGCTGACAATATTTTAAGTAGAATACCGGATGAACGGAGATTAAAAAAAGAATGGCAAGCACGAGATGAAGAAGGAGATATATATTTTGGAACATCCATTGAAGATGTCCCCTTACATGAAGGACAATGGTTGGTGCTAGCCAGGTACAATGATAAATTAATAAAGCTTAAACCATCCCTAAGAGATAGAGGAATTTATTTTGAATATAAAAATAGAAAGAGTTATAAGACAAGATTATATGATGCCATCCAAAACTATACACGATGGACAAATGGATCCCAACTATCCATCTCAGAGTGTAGAGATTTATTTGAATATTTTGGCAAAGAATTTCCAGGAAAGGAAGAAAGACTTTATGATTTAAAAGAATTTGGCTACAGCCCTACTCAACAATGGTTTGAAGTTTTTGAAACTGAACCTGAGGACAGTCTCTACATTAGAGATATGCTACAAGCCGGAGAAAAATTATCGAAGGAAGCAAGAGTTAAACTATCAACGATTCATGCAGCTAAAGGAGGCGAAGCTGAAAATGTTTTACTTATTTTAGATAATACCAAAACGATTCGGGACGCTATTGAAAAAAGTTCCGATAAAGAAGATGAAGAAAACCGAATTTGGTATGTGGGCGTCACACGTACTAAACAAAACTTATATATTTTGGCGGCAAAAAAGGAGGATAAAGGATATGACATCGAAAGTATACAATAAAAAAAGAAACCAAGCAAAATACATACCACCTTCAAGTTTAGGAGAGTCAAATTCATATGATAAACAAGTGGGAGGAGCTCATTACAAAGATATGAAGGTTCAGCCAGCACAGTTTATAAATGACAATAAATTGCTTTTTGCAGAAGGGAATGCTATTAAATATATTTGCAGACATGCGCATAAAGGAGAAGTACAAGATCTAGAAAAGGCTAAACATTATATTGATATGATCATTGAAAGAGACTATTCATAATGCGAATTCCTAGATTCGAAGCTCAAACTGAATGGGTAAAACCGACAGAATTTCCTGATCTACGCCAAGTAGATGAAATCGCGATAGACTTAGAAACAAAAGATCCTGATCTTATTAAAAAAGGATCGGGTTCTATTATTGGTAACGGAGAAGTGATAGGCATAGCCGTCGCAACTTCTTATTACAAAGGATACTTTCCAATTGCCCATGAGGGCGGCGGTAATATGGAGAAAGCCAAAGTGCTATCGTGGCTTAAAGATGTTTTAGAAGCTCCATCCACAAAAATATTTCACAATGCTATTTACGACGTTTGTTGGTTAAGAGCCATGGGTTTTAAGATTAATGGCGATATGGTTTGTACCATGCTGGCGGCAGCAGTCACTGATGAAAATAGATTTAGGTATGATCTTAATAGTTTATCCTGGCACTATTTAGGCTATGGAAAAAATGAAAGAGCACTGGCCGAAGCTGCAGAAGAGTGGGGCATCAATCCCAAAGCAGAGATGTACAAGTTACCTGCTATGCACGCCGGATCCTATGCAGAGCGGGACGCAGAAATTACTTTAGGTCTTTGGCAAGAACTTAAAAAAGAAATCATTCAACAAGATTTAGAAGACATCTTTGATTTAGAAACCGATTTATTCCCATGTCTTGTAGATATGAGATTCAAAGGAGTAAGGGTCGATGTAGAACGTGCGCAAGCCATGAAGAAACAATTAATTGCAGAAGAACAAGAGATCTTACAAAAAATAAAAAGAGAAACTAATATTGACGCTCAGATATGGGCAGCACGATCTGTCGCTAATGTATTTGATGTATTAAAAATAGAATATCCGCGAACAGATAAAACCTCTGCTCCATCTTTTACTAAAAATTTTTTACAGGAACATAAACATCCAGTCGTAAACCTAATTGCTAAAGCAAGAGAAATTAATAAAGCCCATACCACATTCATTGATTCTATTTTAAGGTACGAACATAAAGGTAGAATACATGCAGAGATAAACCAACTTAGAAATGCAGGAGGCGGAACGGTAACTGGAAGATTTTCTTATCAGCACCCCAACCTTCAACAAATTCCCGCTAGAAACAAAGACTTAGGACCCAAGATCAGAAGCCTATTCATACCTGAAGAAGGGTGTAAGTGGGGTTGTTTCGATTATAATCAGCAGGAACCAAGACTCGTAGTTCATTATGCCGCTCTCTATAAACTTCCATCGGTCTATGATGTGCTAGATTCTTATAAAGAAAATGTTAAATCAGATTTTCACCAGACCGTAGCAGATATGGCCGAGATCCCTCGATCTCAAGCCAAGACAATTAACTTAGGATTATTTTATGGAATGGGGAAAGGGAAACTTCAGGCACAACTAGGAGTAACAGCAGAAAAAGCAGCAGAATTATTTAATACCTATCATAGCCGTGTACCCTTCGTTAAACAGCTGATGGAGAAAGCATCTAACCGGGCACAAGAACGAGGACAAATTAGAACTTTACTAGGAAGACTTTGTCGTTTTCATTTATGGGAGCCAAACTCATTCGGGATGCATAAAGCACTGTCACACGAAGATGCGCTCAGGGAACATGGACCAGGGATTAAACGGGCCTACACTTACAAATCTTTAAATAAATTAATTCAAGGTTCTGCAGCAGATATGACAAAAAAATCTATGTTAGAACTCTACAAAGAAGGTATAGTAGCCCATATTCAAATTCATGACGAACTTGATTTATCTATTGAAGATGATAAACAAGCTAAACGAATAGTGGATATAATGGAATCTGCAGTTGAATTAGAAGTCCCCAATAAAGTAGACTATGAATTTGGTAAAAATTGGGGAGATATCTACGATTAACACAGGAGGAAACTATGGAACACGCAAAAAAATTATGGGCATTAGCATTAGCTCATAAAAAAATTTCTATTGCTGTAGCAGTAGTAATTGTTTTAATTATAATAGCAACATAGGACTTTATGTTGGATGGCTTACTTAAACGCGAATATTCCTGCGATGTATTCGCAGATCAGGAGAGAATATCTCTATGACCTTTCCGGACATGTGGGAGAAGTTGAAGACTGTGTCATCTTTGGGATGGCATCGATGTCAGGGAGCGCTATACTCTTTCATGCAATTATGGAAAATGGTGCTGTCTTCTATCGTTTGCCGATTAGCGCCTTTATCCAAAGAGGCTTTGATGTCAAAAAAGTTCCTAGGATGCGACTTGACGAGTTGGAGCTTTGGAATTGTTTTAGTTACTATCCTAGTGTCAACACTTTTGATATCCTTCTAGGCCAATCAGGAAAATATATAGGAAAAGATAAGAAATGGTATCACGGTACCTATCTTTTCACAGTTGACTGGGCTCACCCAGAGAGTAATATAGTCGATACGGATCACTCAGAGATTCCGGCAGAACACAAGTGCGCCCACATAATGGCTCTGGAAAATGGAAATTATGCAGCTCAACCAAACAATAGATTGATATGGAGTATTCCATCTTTTACTGTAAAAGATGAAGTTCCAACTGATTGGAGGGTACAAACAACACTGTGGAACGTGGAAGATAGTAGTAAATGGAAAACTGAAGATAGCGATAGCTACTTCTATAAGATTGAGGAAAAGAAAAATGACAAAGTGTAAAAATTGTAACTGCAATTGCCACTGTTCTTTGAAGGAACATGGTGATATGTATGGTCTTTGTAATTGTATGAATTGTGAACATGAGGAGTGTGAAACGTGTCAGTAGAAGAAAAACAAACTTGCAATATGCATACCAAAGAAAAAGAAAAATCAGGTACATGTTGTCAAACAAAAGACGAAGAAGAAAAAACAGAGGAGCAAAATGAATAAATTATATTTAGTTCTTGCATTATTATTTGCATTAAGCGCCTGTTCGGTAGGCAAAAAATGTACCTATACACAAGATGGAACAAAACTCTCATCTTATGTATGGTTTTATAGTGGTGACAAGCCAATTGATTTAGACAAAAACAATTGTAACTAGGATGAACGAAAAGTTAATCACGGCACTGCTCGCTATACTATTAGCGCTCGGAGGATGGACGCTTCAGCGTACATTTTCTCTTTCACAAGATATGGTTCTAATTAAAACCAAAGTGGAGATGATAGAAGATG